TGCTTTAAAAAGTACTTTATACTTTCAATATCACTCTCATAGTTAGGAAGGTTAAATGATTGTCTGTAAGAAACAGCTTCCTCGAACCGGCTTCTTTGGTTCAGGATTTCAAAAAACTGGCTATCCATTGAGCTGTTGTTCTTCGTATCCCTCATAGTCATATTCATCATCATACATAACCTCATTCAACATTTGTTTGGTATCACCACCTAATACTTCACGGATCCGAAGATCCTTGTCTAGGTGTTCGTACTTGTGCTTTCCGCGTTTCTTATTGCGGGGATCAAATCTAGAATATTTTGCCATTTTCTCCTCTTAATATCCTAACATTTCTTTCGTCATAATATAATCCCGGACGAAGTCAGATCTTACAATATCTTCCCACCCGAAATTAATTATTGTAAAGTTCTTTAGTTGCTCTACAATCTGTAAGAACTTAACAATTCCTTGTTTGTCGTCATCATATTTAAAATCACTTTGTTTATAATCACCACAAAATATAACTTTACTATTTCTACCAACTCGTGTTATTACTGAATCAAGTTCATGAAAATTTAAATTCTGCATCTCATCAACTACTATAATGGAATTATCAAATGTAGCACCTCTGATAAATGAGGTTGACTCGAACCGGATTTGCCCTGCTGTAACCATTTTTTGGTATGAGCTTTTATCCCCAAATAGCTCTGTACATATAGATTTATAAGGTGATGTGAACGCTTCTTCTTTCGCTTCTTTGTCGCCTGGTAAGAATCCCATTTCTCTAGTAGGTACCATAGATCTAACTATAATAAGTCTATCCCATTCGGTATCTCTTTCTAGAACATCTTCAAGCGCTAAATAAAGCGCCATAAAAGTTTTACCAGTTCCAGCCGTGCCAGTTAAAACTAAGTTATCTCCTTCATCCCAAGCTTGATATGATTTTTCCTGATTTAAGGTTAATGGGTCAAATTGGAGAAGATCATCCAGCTTAACCGTCATACTATTATTCTGACTTTTAGTTCTTTTCATTAGTTATTAATCGTACTACCAGGGTGGTCTTTTTTTACTTTACTTAAAAAGTTATTCCATTCTCCACCTGCTTTGCGAAGTGTGCTGGTGGTAGAGGACACAAATTTAGCAGTTGAAAGTTTTTGTTTATACTTACCAGCTGCCAGTAGCTCTTCCCGTTCGGATAGCGAAAGAACCATTTCTTCTTCTTGGTTAGTTTCTAGATTAATCATTGTATATGATGGCATGTTTGTAAGAGGCTAGCTTGCGCTAGCCCCTCTCCCTAGCTTGAAGTTACCAATTTAGATTTTAAAAAATCTCGTTTACGTTTCAACTTTGATAATAGATCTAAATCCCCTCTTGTCTTAATCTTATCTATATAATTATTAAGTTCAGTTAGGTCTTTAGTCAATCTGTCAAGTTGTACTTTACTCATAAGTTCTCCTTATTTGTTAACGTAAAATTAAATCGGGAAATGCCTCCTGTACTAGTTTTTTTGTGACACCTTTAATGGGAAGCTTCTTGTTGATCATACCCGCAAGGAGCTCTGCATCTCGAGGGTGCACGGTCTCGAGAATGTCTAAAAACATTTTCTCTCTTTTAATTCTATTCATCTTTTCACCTGGTCCGCCTTTAATAAAATATGCCAATTTTTTATTATGCTGTGACCAGTTAGATGGATGAGAGCTTGGGTCCGCAGGCTCATACGGAACTGTACCTTTGGGTAAGATCCATTGGACCACATCATCGAAAGTACCGCGGAGGAGATCTTTCAATGCCCAGTTATTATTCTGTGCCTGTAGGAGTTTAATCTTATCAGCCTTTGTTTTGGCTTCTGATACTTTTTCTAATATTTCAAAAGTATAATGTGTTGTTTTGTTGACCATTAAATAAATTCCTGAATTACATCAATCAAGTTTCTGCAGTTTTTCGCGATCAGATATGGGAAAACCTTACCTTTGTTTTCATAGGGATCCTGGGTTTCAAAACTATTTATAATAGCTTTACGTACATTTTCAGGGGTAGACGGATTAATTAAGTCAATCATCATTTTGTTACGTTGGTAGTTACGATACACCGCTTCACCTAAAGCTTTAGGATCTTCTAGTAGTGATTCTTTCTTTTTCTTGGATAGAATGTTTTGACGCTTACCCTCTACTAGGAATGTATCGTCATCGGAAAGAACATTTGGTACACCATCACCAGTGTCACCAGTTAGAATATGCTCTGCTAGATATGTCCTTGGGTGTTCCTCCTTTACGAGCTTTTTAAGCATAGGAGAATACTGTGAAACGTTATCGAATATTTGTAGCTGTCTAAAATCTTTGTCTGCGGATACAATCATTACCTCTTCATAGTTGCCAAACTTTTGTGTGTGGTGTACTATTTCAGCAATGGCATCATCTGCTTCGCATCCCCATTCGTGTATAACTTTATATGGAAATTCGTCTTTTAGTTCTTGGAGAACCATATTAATAATACGGAAGGCTTCATCCCAATCGATCTTAGATTCATCACGGCTTGTTTTACGTTTACCTTTGTATTGTGGATAAACATCTTTACGCCAGTTGCCACCAGCATCTGCTACGATTACTACTTCGCCATATTGCTCTTTGAATTTTTTCCGATACATACGGATGGAGTTAAGGATCATGTGACGGATAAGGTTTTCGTCTCCATGATGTGCGTGTCCCATAGCAACTGGTGCGATGCTGATCCCACTATAGTCAATTAAAATCATTGGTCTTCCATTTTTTAATCATGTTATATAGTATACTAAACTATTTAGCAGGGTTTGTAAACCCCCTTAATCGTAATGCCCCCCGAGAACAGCTACATGTTTAATATCAGCTCGTAGCATTTCAGCTTCTCTTTTTTTCCATGCTGCTTCAAATCCTACTTCATGGTAAACATTTTCATGATTACCCCATAATCTTTTTATATATGAATGATAGGCTGCTTCGACATCTTTGTCAGACCAGGATTTATCAATAAGTTTTCCTTTGATAATCCAATTAAATCTGTTGGCTTCTTTTCGTATAAACGGTGAACACATAAAAAGATTCCTTATAGATAGCATAACAATGCATATTACACATCTAATGTGGGATTTGCATTGTTATCCTATCTATAATGATTATCGAAAATGGTAACGCATGACAAAAAAATTATTTTAGACTTTGTATATGTGCTCTATGAATTCTACAATTAATAATACCATTATAGTATTCATCATCCAATAATACATTTCGATCGAACTGCTCCTTTGCTTCTAGGTAGCCCATTTCGCCCTTGGACTTACAGAAATATAGTATCTCTCTGTAAAAGTTTTCTTCACCATGCTCAACAAGTAGCTGCTTCACAAGTTCACTGGACCCATAGTACTTACGCCAATCGGATTCAACAATCTTTCTTCTTTTTTGTTTTTTGCCTTTCAGAGGAGGAAGGGTTTTACGTGACCAAAATAATTTTTTACCAACGTATTTTTTGTTAGTAGATTGGTCAGTAATAATATAGACAAATCCCTTCCACTCTTTTAGGTCTTCTTCTGTAGGATTATATTCTTTCCCTTGATAATGCCACATTACTCATCAATTTCTTCGAAGTCTACCGGAGATCCACACAATGGGCAGAACTCCGGTTTTTCCATAACCTCCTCTGAGGGTAAGAATTCCCCAGAGTTGTCACAGACGTCACATTCGAACCAGTATTTTGTTTCTATCATTTTTTGCCTTAGAATGCGATTTCACAGGCACCACCTTGACATGCTGTTGCGCCCATCGTATCAATATCAGTAAACCTCTTTTCACTCAGCTGGGTCACAAAATCTACTGCGGCAAAGTTCTGTTGGATCTTAGTCCATTTATGTAATAGGAATACGTCCTTCAAGCAATACTCCGTTTCTTTCATATCACCCATAAAATAGTTATCAGCGAACTTCTTGAAACGACGAATCCATTCCTTATTAATATCAGAAACCTCTCCACGATATTGTTCATCCATTTGAGCAACCGAACAAGCGTCCCATAGATCCCTGAAACCGGATTTACGTGTATCAACAATAAGACCAGAAGCAAAGAGAGCTGCTTTACCGTATTTATCGACGATTTGGTCTTCAGTCATGATTTCTGTCATTGGGGCTTGAGCAAAGTCCTTATCACCCGAACCAGCCAAGAAACTAATACCAGCAAAGCTGTGGCGGTTGTCATATACATAATCCTCTACCTGTCCCCACATGTGAGGTTGAACTGTTACAGTATTTGAAACGTTATGTCGCACGCGCGGGTCCGCGCATCTGTCTGGATTAGTACCTTCCTCGACCCAATTCTGTTGAACCATTTTTACTTTTTCTAATAGAGCTGTACCATATAGATCTTCTTTATAAAAAGATCCTTCTGGTGAGATAACTGGGAAAGCTACACAGTAATCTGTATTAGACGCAGACCACACTGATTCCTCGACCATATACGGGTTCGAAGTAGCGATTAGTTGTGCAACCTCTGATTCTTTATTTAACTGGACGTGACGTAGATACCGGGCAGAATGCTCAGCATGAATACCACTAGCTGTTTGAAGTAGTACTGACGCATTGCCAGATGGTTTAACACATGTTGTCCGTGCTGCCGGATTGATACCGATAAGGGCAGAAACTTCTTCATTAACCGATTTAACAATGCGAGCGCCTTCTCTTTGAACCTGGTCATCTAACAGAATGTCCGGGTTATTCATCCACCCAGTAATTGATACACCTAACAGGGCTTCACGGTCAAATATTTTTTTACTGGTGGGACTTAGATATTTAAAGTCTGTATATCCTGCTTGGAGTGTACCCATAATGGATGCTGCCCGGCAGGCTTTAAAGAACTCCGAGG